TTAGTGAATTAGGTGTTGGACCTTATGTAGGATGGCAACTTCACGATAAACGAGGAAGGTTTTGCCTGAAGGATGGTCTCGCAGTTCATAATACTCCAGAGGGTGCTTCAGTTGGTGTAGTAAAAAATTTGAGTTATATGACACATATTACCATTTACTCCAACTCGCTACCATTGTATGAATATGTTATGCCAAATATTACTCATATTGATAGTGTAGAACTTACTTCTGCTGATATGTATGAAAAAGTAAAAGTATTTATTAATGGTGCATGGGTTGGTATTACAGATTCGCCTAATGAATTGTATTTGATGTTGAAGGATAAAAAATACAAAGGAATTATTAATATTTACACTTCTATTATATTTGATTATAAATTGCGCGAAATCAGAGTTTGTAATGATAGTGGAAGACTTACGAGACCATTGTTGCGTGTCAAGAACCAAAACGTGTTATTAAGTAACTCTATTATTGATAAATTAAATAATGGTGATTTTATTTGGGATGACTTGTTAACTAGTTCAAAGATTGATGATTCTGTTTTGGAATATGTTGATCCAGAAGAACAAAGTCGTTCGTTGATTGCTACGAAACCAAGAGACATTATTGTAAAATCTGATAGTATACATAAGTACACACATTGTGAAATCCATCCTTCTACTATGTTCGGCGTCTTAGCATCATGTATTCCATTTCCGGAACACAATCAATCCCCTCGTAACACGTATCAGTGCGCTCAAGGTAAGCAGGCAATGGGTGTGTATGTTACAAATTATGAGAACAGAATGGACAAAACTGCGTATGTATTGAATTATCCAATGCGACCTCTTGTGGATACTCGTATTATGAACATGATTCAGCTGAATAAAATTCCATCAGGGACACAAGTAATTGTCGCCATTATGACTCACACTGGTTACAATCAGGAAGACTCATTGTTAATTAATAAAGCTTCAATTGACAGAGGGCTTGCATTGGTAACCGTTTATCATACGGAAAAAGATGAAGATAAGCAAAAGATAAACGGCGATGAAGAAATCAGGTGTAAGCCAGATAACACAAAAACCAAGGGTATGAAAATGGGAAATTATAATAAAGTAAATTCAAAGGGTGTCATTCCTGAAAATATGTTGGTAGAAAATCGCGATATTATTATTGCAAAGGTAACTCCAATCAAAGAAAACAGAAACGATCATACGAAAGTAATTAAATATGAAGACCAAAGTAAAATTTACAAAACCCTAGAGGAGACTTATATTGATAAGAATTATATTGATAGAAATGGCGAGGGATATAATTTCGCCAAAGTTAGACTTCGCACCACCAGAAAACCAGTAATAGGAGATAAATTCAGTTCTCGCCATGGGCAAAAAGGAACCGTTGGTAATATTATTCCAGAATGTGATATGCCATTTACTAGTAACGGCCTCAAGCCTGATATCATTATTAATCCTCATGCAATTCCATCTCGTATGACTATTGGTCAACTGAAGGAAACAGTTCTCGGTAAAGTATTACTTGAACTTGGATTGTTTGGTGATGGAACTTCATTTGGCGAATTTGATGTAAAAGATATTTGCGAACAGCTTATTAAGTTAGGATATGAATCAAATGGAGACGAACTCCTTTACAATGGTCTTACAGGCGAACAACACGAGTGTAGTGTCTTCATAGGTCCAGTGTTTTATCAGCGTTTGAAGCACATGGTAAATGATAAGGCCCATAGTCGTTCTATTGGACCGATGGTAAACTTGACCAGACAACCAGCTGAAGGTCGCTCGCGAGATGGAGGGTTAAGGTTTGGCGAAATGGAGAGAGATTGTATTGAGTATCGCTCTCCAATTCTCCTAAATTGTGGTCTAAGTGTAGAAATCGGTACAATGGAAAATTGTAATTATAATGTTTTAGGGTTTGATGAAAAAACAAGTAATTTAGTTCCTTCAACACAAATAGGATTTCTTTATAAAGGTGAAAAAGAATGCGTTGATGTAACATTTCAAGATGGTAGAAAAATTAGAGTTACTGATAATCATAAATTATTAACCAGCTCTAATGAATGGGTTGAAGTTAATAAATTTGTTTCAAAAGAAACTAGAATTAAAAGTGGTATTACTAATCCGTTGATTAAAGTGAAAGAAGAAATTAATATGTCTAATTCATGGAGTTTAAATGTTGGTACATTAATATTAAAAATTATTGATAATGAATCTTATTTTAAAGCATTATCGTTCGCGCGTATCATTGGTTATTTATGCGCTGATGCAACAATTTATTACGATAATAAAAGAGAAATGTATAAAGGGTCTATAAATTTAGGACACATTATTGATGTAAATAATATTATTGATGATTTAAATAAATTTTGCATTATTAACCAATCTAATTATAAATATAAGAATTATTATTCGGTTAGAATTCCGAATCATTTGCTTTGTAATATTATTCAATTAAAAGGAATTACTATTGGTTCTAAAATTAAGCAACCTGCAAAACTACCAGAATTTATTCTTGATGCTAACTGTCCTTTACCAATTGTGAGAGAATTCTTGGGCGGATTATTTGGTGGAGACGGACATACGTGTGTTCTTGGAATGCATCGTGGAAAACGTGATATATTATCTTCCATTTCCTTTTCAAGAAGTAAAACCAGCAAACACTTAGAGACGCTTACAAAAATGATGGAGGATATTAAAACCTTACTAGCTAGATTTGATATTCATAAGGTTACTATTCAAAATTTTAAAGAAACTAGTCATTCTAAATGCAAAGCATCAAATGATCCTAACTCTACAAAAAGTTTTCAATTAACATTACATTTAGAAATGGATGAGTTGATTCCTTTCCATGATAAAATTGGATTCCGTTATTGCTGCCATAAATCACAGCGTCTGGAAGCAGGTGTTTCTTATAAAAGACTACGCAACGAGGTTACTAGACAACATAACTGGCTTGTTGCAAAAGTGGATGAACTCACACATTTTAGTGAAATTAAAAAAGAAAATCCCAATAAAATTGTACATACAAAGCAAGCAATTGAAGACGCAGTTAAAGAATTAGAGAAAACAGAACCATTGATCCATCCTTATGCTATTCCATCAACACATGATATTACGGATCATCTTATTAAAGGAACCAAGTTTGGCAAATTCACAAGCAAATCCTTTCCAACTGCAGAAGAATACTTGAAAGAAATAGGTGCATTAGATTGGTTCTTAAATGATGAACCCAATAATAAAATTTCAGAAGATGAATTGGAACAAGAAACTGAAAATTTGGAAGAACAAGAAAATTTAGACGAAACAACAATTGACAAATCCTGTTATGGAGTAAATAGAGAATGCGATGGATTACCTACGATGGACCTGAAAGTTATTGATATTAGACCAGCAGGCGTTCATCCAGTATATGATATTGAAGTGGAAAACACTCATTCCTTCTTGGCCAATGGTGTTGTAGCACATAATTGTATGGTATCGCACGGAGCTTCTAGATTTACTAGAGGAAGAATGTATGATGCGTCAGATAAATATTCAGTATATGTTTGTAAAAAGTGTGGTCTCATCGCATCATATAATGATAAAATGCACATTCATCATTGCCGCACGTGTGATAATCGTGTTGACTTTTCATATGTAGAAATTCCTTATGCTTGCAAATTATTATTCCAAGAGTTAAACACAATGAACATTGCTCCGCGTTTTATTACAGAAAATTAAAAATATTAAATAGCAAATAATAAATAGCAAATAATAAATAGTAAATTGGTAATGACAGTCTAATAAAAATATTTTTTTATAGTCGTGAAATTAAAAACAAATTTATATTTTAATTTATTCTACTCATTCTAAGATTCTAGATAAATATATTACATTAAAATTTTATTACATTAAAATTTTTAAATATTATATTTTTATATATGATATTTAAAGATATTTCTAATTTCAGTAATGTAAATGATTATTTGCCTATTTTAAATGGTTGTATAAATGCGGATTTAATTATTATATTTTTACTCTATCATGGCGCATTCAATTCTTTTTACTTGAGAAAATGGTATAAAAAATATCAATTGTCCGCAGTTTTAGCAGATGTTTTGATTCTTTTTCTCGGAATAATTTTGGCACGTTTTTTTTATAAATACATATTTTCAACGTTTAGTATTTGGAAATTTACATTTTTAGCAGTATGCATACAAATAATTCATGATATATTGTTTTATTTTTTCTTTAGTATAATTCCAAAAGGTCATAATTCTATGATTGATTTCTTTAAAGAATACGCTAAAGAAGTGGGTCTAGGTGCAATAGCAGGGGATAGTTTCATGATGATTTTAGCATGTTTATTAAGCTCTAATTTTGCTACAGCAAATTTGAATACCAATATTATCTGTTTAGTAATTTCAGTTTATTTCTTTCCCTATATGATAAATCATGAATAATAAAAATACTCATAAAATATATATTAAACTATTCCTCGTAATAAATTTACAATGTATGTTGTAATTGCAAATAAAACGCCGCCCCATAATGTATCCATTATAACGGTTACAATGGACCAATTTTTAAACAAAGCGTAATTAGTGGTTTCGTAAACACCATAAATAATTAAACCTAATAAAAACGCGTCTTGAACGCTTTTACGCGGTTTTATGATAAAATAATTTATACCTATTATTAAAAATATATAGCAAAGAACTGCTCCCAATAGATTAACTTTTATTTCTGCCCCTTGTACGCTTTTAATCTGTTTGCCGAAAAAATCCTTAATTAGATTCAAATAAATAAAATCAATCACAACGAATATAATAGCACTTGCTAACATCAAAAAGTTAAACATTATATTATATTAAAATATTTTATAATGTTTAGATAAAGTTTTTATAATATAATTTCTTTTTTTTACTATAGTATTATATAAATGACAAGTATCGGATATACTAACGCAATTGGTGGTTTTAATACCGCATATTCTAAATTTGCTAGAGATCCCAAGAGCCCTGGTGGTGCAATTCAAGGATGGATACCGCAACCCGTCATAAATGGTGATAGAAGATATCCTGAATGGCAGAATATTCGTTTTACATTAAAGAATTCGTGGAATACCACATATCCTAGTCAATTAAAACGTGATAATTTAAAAAAACCAATAATTGGACCTTTTAGAGCTACACAAAATGCAGGTGATCTTTTATGTAGAGAGAATTATTCTTGCGGTGGTAGTTGTCAAACCCCACAATTTAGACCAAATTTGCATGGTTTAAAGCAGCGTTTTGGAGCTACATCCAAGTCATGTGATCCCTCTGTCGTGTATAACACTCTTCAATTGATTACAAATATTCCTTCTGCTACATGTAATGGTAAATGGGTTTATGATAGTTCCGATTACATTACTTATTTGAAACAAAAAGCTATTAACAAGAATTACAATGATTTAACTTTTGGTGGCGATCAATCTAACGCAAGTCAATCTGCTATAAGACATAGTAGAAGAGGGTTTTAATTCCATTCTCCTTTAGCTATGAAAAGGGTTTACCCAAAAAATATTAGAACATTTGTAAATTTTTTGGCTATACCTTTATAAAAGGTAGATGAATAACAGAAGAAGTCAAATCTTATATAATAAAACTGATTTTAATAGTCATTTAATTTGCCAGTTACCGTGTATATTTAAATGTTGCAAATGTAAGCGTAATAATACAGTATTCGTTCCTGTTGAAATAGTAAGTCAATTCTGTTTATTTTGTGGAACTCCTAACTATATAAACAGAGAAAAACCAATTAAATAAATATATAATATACACATTTTGATTTAGCATTTAGGTATTTTGCAATACTTTTTATAAATGTATATATTATATTAAATGACTACTCCATATGCCGTTTCTACAAATATAGGTTCCGTATCATATAACAACTATGTAAATGCACCAATAACTGGACCATTAAGTACAAACCAAACTCCTAGCCAAATTCCTTATCATAGTTATGGCACATTAACAGGACTAAGACCTACACCTCCTCAATTTTATCCATCGCAAGAACCGGTTTATGCTGACATGAATGCAAATGCAAGATATCGTTATTTAAGAGCAAATGTTAGTAATCAAGATTTACAAAGACAATTGGCTTTAGGAAAAGCAACTACTCCATTAACTCACTTTACACAATCTACAAATAGATATGCAGCGGTTTCATCTCATTTTAATTACATAGTTCCAATACCATCATCCATGCGCACTGATATACTTAAAGCAAATGCTGTAGGTCAAACAGCCTATAAAGTAAATCTTCCTAATTCTGCACCAACATCAACGAAGAGTTATTATCCAAGTGGTATCAGAACAACATTAAACAGAGTGCGTTCTGGTGGATGTACTGCGCCAAAAAAGAAAGGGTCTATTTATAATACAAGCTTATCAAATGGTAAAACATGTGGTTGGGGTTCTATTGTGCGTCAAAACTATTAATTCCACTTTTAGAAAAAGTGGAGCGAAATATTTTGTAATTTAGTTCAGCCTTTTTCAAAGGTGGGAAAAAAAATAATATTTAGTATTATTATAATATGCCATACACATATCCTTCTTTAACGCCTTATTATGGTTTAGGAAGCTACGGAAGAACAGGTGCTGCCGTTTTAATTAGTTCTCCTCGTAATAAGATTGGTTCTCAAGGTAGAATCTATGCTTGGCAAAAAGCAAATGGTCAAGGCCCTCAATATATTAACTTTTTATTAAGCGTGCTCCCACCTGCTCAAGGCAATCCTAGAAACGCCTTTAGTTTAATTGGATTCTAATTTAATTTGATTATAATTAGTTTATAATTTTATTATAATTATTAAATAAAAATTTTATAATTATAAATTATAATGAACAAATATCTAGTTGAATTTTTAGGAACATTGTTCCTAATGTATGTTATTTTTGCTACAGGAAATTGGGCCGCTATTGGTGTTGGTTTAGCCATTCCTGTATTATTAGGTGGACCTATTTCTGGCGGAGCGTTTAATCCTGCTGTGGCTATTTCTCTCTATGCCGCGGGTAAATTACCCAAAGCAGATTTGATTCCTTATATAGTTGTTGAGATTCTTGGCGCTTTAGCAGCCTTTTATCTTTACAAAAAATTTGTAAGCAAGGTATAAATATAATTTCTTTTAATATAATATATGCCAAGAAGAAATAGAAGTAAAACAATGAAAGGAGGGTTATTTGATTTCGGTGAAAGTTCATGGTCATCATGGAATCCATTTAAAAAATCAACTACACAACCAGTAATGCAGTCACAACCAGCAATGCAACCAGTAATGCAGCCACAACCAGTAATGCAATCGCAACCAGTATCTAATTATTCTACGGTTACAGGAGGTAAGCATAAATCAAAGCGTCGTCATATGAAAGGCGGTTACACTTCTAATGTACCTACAATGAGTGTTGCTTCTCATGCTGCACCAATTTCGGGGGTCGCAAATGCTCAACCACAAGCTTGGGTTGGAAAAGGTGGTAGAAGAACTAGAAGACGCAATAAAAGATATAATAAATCTTATAGAAAGCATTAAATATTTAATAATATATATTTAAATATCTATTACTACATTATTGTAGTAATGGATTTAATAGTAGAATCGGATATATATGAGCCATGTATTGACGAAAAGGGAAACTATATGGATTATATACCGCCATCAAGTAAATTTAAAAATGGTATGAGGTGTCCTTGTGGAAGTAGAAAAGAACATAATTTTGATAGTAGGCAAAGTTTTGCAGGACATATAAAAACAAAAACGCATCAGAAATGGTTATCAGATTTGAATACAAACAAGATGAATTATTTTACTGAAAATATAAAATTAAATGAAACAATATCTAATCAAAAATTAGTTATTGCGAAGCTTCAAAGAGAGAACGATGAAAATATAAAATTAATAGCGCACTTAACTAAAAAGATAGAATGTAAAATAAATGAGAATATTGTTGGAGATTTATTAATATTTGATTAATTATTATATTTTATTTTTTATCTATGGTAGTCATTTTTGCTATATTTTTTGATAATTTTATCTTCTTTCTTTACTATACTCAGAGTACCCTCTTTAAATTGGTTCTAGAATTTACATTATTTAAAATTGATTTAAATAATATTTAATATTTAATATTAAATACAACGATGAGTCTATTAAAACAAAATGAACCAAAACAATGCAGAGGAATACTGCGCGCTTTTATTTGTTCATCAAAAGATGAAGATTGTATGCTTTTGTATAAACATAATACAGAAGTATATGCATGGTTATTACGAGAAAAGCTTATGACTGAAGAACAATACAGAAAAGTATATAATCCTCATTATACTATAGGTGATAAAATATATAATGGTGAGATAAGTATTGGAAGCAAAGAATATTTGGAAGACGAGGAAAGAAGGCTAACTAATTTTAAAAAATATGGGAGTTTTGAAAATGTGAATTAGAATGATTTATTATAAATATGTAAAAACAATATAAACAAATGCCACATAAAATACTATTATTATGGATAACAGTTATTTTACTTTAACAGTTTTGAATATTTATTATAATAATACCGAATATTTACAATTGATAATAGACAAAAGAGAACAAAATTTTTATTGCCATGCAGACGAAGATGATATAATGTATGAAACTGAAGTTATTGAGAGTAGAAAAAGGTCTCTATGTGTGTATAAAAACCCGATTCTTATATATAACAATAAGAGTTTTAATAAATTGCTTTGTGAGACAAAATACAAAGCGCGTGTTGAAAAATTTATAAATGAATGTGGTAGAACTTGGGATGATATTACAAAAATCATCAAAGTTGAAGAAAGAATTGAATATGATAAGTTAACAATTATTAATGGACGCTTAGCAATTAACAAGTAAAATTTTACACTGTTTATGATTTAGATTTGTTTCTATAAATATATTTAAACGAATTAAAAACAATTGATTAATACATATTATCAAGATATGTATAAATTACGTGGTTGGATACCTGAAGATAAGATTAATTGGGAGAATGTATTACGCCAGAAAAAGGCTCTTCAGATGAGTCAAAAATATATTGATAAAATGTTTGAACGTTTAATTGTTCCAGAACCATGGCAGCAGTCTGGTATATATGAGCGTCTAGATATTGTTCCCTTATTAAAAAAATACCCAGATAAAATTCATTGGCCGTGCTTATGCCAAAATAGAAGCCCCGAAGCGATTGCTTTGTTGCAGGAAAATGTGGATAAAATTTGTTGGCGTCGTTTAGCAGACAATCCAAGTGCTATTCCTATTTTGGAAAAACATTTAGATATGTTATTTTTAGATGATGTAAGTTTTCGTTATTTATGTATTAATCCAAACCCAGATGTAATTCCTCTTATAGAAAAAATTTTGGAACAAGCTCCCGAAAAAATAGATTGGGAATATTTAGCAAGCAATCCAAATGCGATGCCTATTATAAAAAAAAATTTGGATAAAATATTTGGCAACGACCGTGTTTTCCACAATTTTTTAAGGGATAATACACATCCAGAGGCAATTAGCATAATAGAACAAAATATGGAGAAAGTTGATGAATTAAGTTGGCATTTTTTATCACAGAATTTATCTGCGCTTCCTATTTTGGAAAAAAATCAAAAACATATAAATTGGTATCACTTAATACAATACCCAAATGCTCTTCACTTAATTGAAAAAAATTTGGATAAAATTAACCCACTATATTTACTAACATATCCACATACAATTCATTTGGTGGAACGTATAGATGAATCAAGATTTCATAATTTACACGAACTTAGTTGGAGAAACATATTTGACAGAATGCCAGCCACCAACAGTCCAATTCAAAAGAAAATAATAGCCTTTTTAGAAAAATATATAGACAAATTGGATTTCCGACGTTTGTCTAGAGTAGCAAGCGCAATTCCTATTTTGGAAAAAAATTTGGATAAAGTTCATTGGCACTATCTGTGTCTAAATCCCGAGGCTATTCATATATTAGAAAAAAATCAAGATAAGATTGACTGGAATTCCCTCTCTTTTAATTCAGAAATATTTGATTATAGTTATGAATATTTGGAAGAACGGTGTAATGTATTCAAAGAAGAACTAATGCAGAAGGCGATGAATCCAAAAAAGTTGCAAAGATATATAGACGAAGGTTACGATATGGAAGAATTTTTAGAATTTCTATAAAACAAGTTAAATATAAATATGTATAATTCATTTTTTATAAAACATATTAAAGACACTAATTGAATAGTATGAAAACTATGGGAAATAGTATGAAAGCGCCTGAAAATCAATCAGCTCCTATTAATGAAGAAGCTTCTACTAATACAGAAATTTCACCATTGTCTACGGTTCCCCCTTATGAAAACTCTATCAATGAAATCCTGCCTCCAGTAGACCCAACCACAAGAACAAATCTAGATGAATTGACATATTCTATAAAAAAATTGGAAGCAGAAAAAGAAGAACGAAACAAAAAAGACGAAATGTATAAAAATGTTGTCTTAACAAAAGAATTTTTGCAGCAAAATATTGCGAAGGAAAGTTGGATGGAATTTCAGACACATCTTACCAAACATTTAACAAAAGATATACATGGGTTTGATATTTTAAATTTTGATTTAACGGAATATGGTCTACAATATTCAAAATATATTAGTTCTGTTAAAATTAACTTTGTTTCAAAAGATTTTGATGAAGAAACAATAAATATTATTTTACGAAATTTGAGATATACTTTAACATTTGATACATATAATTTAATTTTTTATGGAAATTTTGTACAAAACCAAAATCTATTATTATCTAATAATTTAGAAAACTATATTGTTTTGCCCATTAGTATTACAAAAGCCTATAATCATATTGATATCAATATTCTCAATATTAAAAATTTGTTGCCTATATTGGAAAAGTTGGAAGTAAAGATTTTGGTATCAACCGTAGAATTTAATGAATTTGCCGAAGGTAGGATAAACTACAAACATTGCTTTGAACAATATTATGAAAGAAATGATGGAACATGGAATATATTAAATATTTCTGACGGTGGCCACAGTTGTGTTGGTTATTCAATGAATATGCCTATAAATAAAGAAGAAGAAGAAACAAAGGTAGCAGGTGAAGATAATGTATAAGATTAAAGAACTTATAGACCGCTACTTAGAATCCGTATCCAAAGTTAAATCAATCATTTCAGGAGGTTTAACTTTAACTCGTGTTAGAGGAAGCCCCTTTTCGCAACCAGGACATTTATGAGATTTTCCTTCTAAAGCGAAACCGTCTTCTTCATCAAACCAGCATTCTTTGCAAATTCTATGCGCTTCTAGTCTATGGTTTCGCAAACACTCCAAAGGAATAAGCGCATTTGTTTTATCATTTACATTTAAAGTTTTATTACACATACAACATTGTGTTATATCATAATTTTCATCACCAGGACCTCTTGCTAAATTTTTTCTTTTGAGTTTTTTACTTTTTCTAGTCGTTCTTGTTTTTCTCTTTTTCTTTAAATGTTTTCTACTTGTTCTTGTTTTTAGTTTATTGGTTTTTTGTTTTGTTATTGTTTTAAGTTTATTGGGTTTTGGTTTTGTATTTGTTCTTGTTTTTAGATTGTTGACTCTTGTCTGGTTTCTACTTTTTCTCTCTCCAACACAATGACTTTTACCAGAAATTAAATAAAGAGTTCCCTTGCAAGATTTATTGTTTGTCATTATAAATTAAGTCTATATAATTTATAATGTTTCTAAAAAGGTTTCTTAACCAAAGTTTCTTAACTAAAATTTTAACGAGATTTTTCCATAAATCGGTATAAAATATAAATACCAATAGCTGCTAAACTTGCAAAATACATTTGATCTAGTGGATCATCCGACATAACAGGACTCGCGTCTTTTCCTACACCAACCTGAAAAGTCTCTTGACATGATTTCCCATTAACAGGATTTTTACCATTTGGAAAAGTGCAAGCATCCATATTTGAAATATCTGACAATGTTACATAATGTGTTTCGGAAGAACGATTATTGTTAATATCTATTGTTTGCATAGTTAATTCTTGACACTTAGGTGTAGATCCTGATGTAAATGCACTCATAATAGCAAATGGGTTCAATACATTTAAATTTCCCATTGCACCTGGAATTAACCCTCTAAATTCTTTAAAATTAACGCCTAATCCACTTGATATAAAGGGTATATTACCTTGCGGAACATTATTAACATAAATAAATCTATCTACCTGTTGACATGTAGAAGAATTATTTGGGTCAGAACATTTGTCAATAGCAGCACATTTTGCTCCTGTTTGTAAAAAAAATTTGTTGCCTAAAGGTCCTCCTGTTGATGAAGCTTGACTATTTCCTGTAACTAATACCTCAACATATTGTATTAAACCATCCACATCCTGAGCCATTTGTTGAATAGAACCCTTATCACTCATACCCAATTGACTCGGCGTT